AAGAATTATATAACAAGGCTGTTTCAACAAATTTATTAAATACTGAAATTCCCTGTTTCCAATATGACCAGCACTATCAAGTAAAACAAAATCAGGATGACCCTCTTTAATCAATTTACCTAAGCAATCATCTTCAACATTTGGAAAATCAGTCTCCTTATAATACAAATCCACTCTTCGATTTTCTTCATGGTCAATAAAAATATCTCCTTTGTCCTCCATTGTTTCTTGCTTAATTATTTTCTTATCTGGCAAATAAGAACGTGGCAGGCTCAATCCATTAATTAATATAACATCACACCATAGTTTCTTTATATTTTTTTTCGCTTCGTGGTAATACCCAGGATTGACTTCTATAGAATAAAAAACAGCGTCTGTTATATTATTGATTTCTAAAGCCAAACTAATCATATATGTAGAACCTTCTCCTAAATAAGTCCCTGTCTCAATTATTCTTTTGGGTTGTACTTTCCCAAACAAAGAAATTAAGGTTTCTTGTATCCCACTGGACTTGGAATTTGTTGGGCACGATTTAATTGTTTTACCATTTGGTATATAATTATGAGCAATTTTCATAATACACCTCTCTTAATTTCTGCTTTCCTCTTACTATACAAAGGCCCATCTCCTTTGGCTAATTCTAAATTACGGGCATACAAACCATCTCGGGTATTGCCTGCTCCTTTCCATTCATGCTCTATAATTCTCCTCGGAATGTGTACTACCTTCTTAATTTTATAAACTACATCTCTAAACTCATTATCACAACCAAAACTTTTATAGATAGGATTATAAATATAACCAAACCAATCATATAATTTCTTACCCATTATGGAAAGATAAATACATCCCGAATAACCTTTTTTATTTGAATTAGGCCCACCCACATCATAATGTAAAGCACCATCCAAATTAGGAAAATGCTTTTTCATATCCTCTGATATGATTAAATCAAAACCAGAGATTTGAGGTATCATATCATCTGAAATAAGAAAAAGAATATCAAAATCCTCATCTTTCATATCAGCATTTATTGCTTCTATCTTTGTTTTATGATTACCATATTTATAAATCAAATTAGGGTATTTGTCCATAAAACTTTTCATTTTAGGATTATTCATTGTTTTGTCATCAGTATTCAAAGTTATTAAAAACCGACACTGATTTTTACCACTTAACATAGAATGATATTTTTCTAAAGTTTGCATAAACCAATTTGGACGCCACATCGAAGGATACTTAAAGAGTATTTTCATTTTATCAATTCCTCGAATGGGACATAAGGGATGAGTTGATTAAGTCGACTGGTTTTGGAACAGGAAAATACTTCTATATTTGTCTTTTTCTTAATTATTTCGAAAGCCAACTTAAAATTATCAAAATAACACTGCAAATCCTTATTGTTAATTCTTCTATGTTTATATCTCTTATGATAATGACATGAATTAGGACTTAAATTCAAATCAAATCCCAACAAATATATTTTCTTATATCTTAAAAGGACTGCTAATTGGAAGGCACAAAATCCGCTATTATAACCAGTACGAAAATCTTTGAAAGAAAAACCCAACCCTTCACATTTCATATATTTAATTATTATATTGACACAAAAAGGATTATATACAAAATTAGAATTTCTTCTTTGTATTCTACCATCCTTAAATTGCATTACAGGATGATTAGGGGTTAATACTATTACCCATGTAGTATCTATCTCTTTGAAACGCCCTTCTTGTACCTTACGAAAAATACTTGAATCTGCTGTAATACAATAAGTAGGATTTGGGACATCAAAGGCTGCTACATTAACAGCAATGGTATTCCTATCTTTTAATTGTTCAAAAGGAAAACCTTTTAGACTTGGTCCTCCACCCACTATAAAAATTTCATCGTTTGTAATCATCCTTTCCATTCTTTTTATCCTTTCCAAAATTTTGTAATAATTCCCCTATCTTACTTTGTAAAATCTCTATTTCTTTTTTACACTCTTTATTAGCTTTCTTAAGTTTTTCATTCTCTTCTTGTATAGGGCACTTTGTCATATTACACCTCTCAAATCTCTAAAATATCAACCGCGGCGTCGATGTGGTTTGTGTAATCCAGTTCCCAAACACTGTCGGGGATAAGGTTCAGGTCGAGTTTGAAGCCAAGTTCGAAGGCCGTGCCGCTTAATTGTAGGTTCGACCTTGACAGCGTACTGCCCCAGTCAATAATTGTATTCCAGACCGCAATTACATTGTCGAGATCGGGGTTCGAGGGTGGTTGGTATTTTCCAAGAGCAGACACATCTCCGTAAAATAAGCGATAGTTCCATTCCCATGTACTTGGGTCTAAAGGATAGTTGTCTTCATCAACTAATTGACCACTCCAATCATTGTTACCCCAAACATGCCAGTGGTTGTTCTCAAGACGAAAGTCTCGTTGGCAGTATTGAATCTTTGCCCATGCAAGCTCGACCCACGCCGGGTAACCCACAAATCGAATTGCAAAACAAGTCCATGAACTCTCCCAACCATCCATCCCAAAACGTCCAACCCCAAATCCGGCGTCAATATCTCCAGTCTCGTATCCCATAACGTGACTTAAAGTTGGGTAATCGGTAGTGTTTGCCAGATATTTCCAATTCGCGTTTGAGGTTTCGGCGTTAGCGTGGAGGTCACCAACATTAGAACCTGTAATTAAACATTCAAACGGATAATATGTCTCCGCGTCATCACCAACCCCCCAGCCTTTGAATAACACTTTTTCACCAGCGTTAAAATCCTCGTATGTACCAACACCTTTATCTAAGGCCACATATTGGCTCCATTCCTCTGAAAGCCATCTGTAAGCAAGTATTCGGTCAATAGCCTCTTGCTGAGTTACCCCTGTACAACTCATCGTTGAAACCATCATTTCCGGGCCAATGTCGGATGTATAATATAACAGTTGCTCTAAAACATTTCTCATCTCAACTACCATAGCAGCCTGAATTTCATACTCTGGATAGCTATCCCAAACCAATTCCTCATCAACATATCTCGATTTCCAACCTTCCTGTACCGGACTATGTCTTGAAGCTAATGAATCAATTTCATCCTGGCTTAAATTGAAGTTTGGCATTTCGTTTACATACAGCCCCGGCCACGTATAACCCGCACCAGCGGTAGTCGGCCATTCCTGCCCCTCTGGCGTAAAGTAATCACCGTCCCGCATATACTGAAACCGACGTCCCGGAATGTATCTTCGCAGGAATGAATACTTCCACGTGCGACGCCACGTCCCCAATGGCAGCGGATATTTCGCAAATGCGGCCTCCCAGCTTTGGAAAGATTCATAAACCTCAGCAAAAGTCCAATAAACTATCTTCCATGAAGTATGCGGATAGGTCGTGTCAAAGTACCAGTCGTACTCACCCAGCAGCCATAAAATAAGTTCAAAGGCACTCTCATTGCACCCCCAAAATTCACTGTCCATTTTTGCATACCACGGCTGCAGGCCATACTCGACCGGATTCCAACCGTTCGGATAAGTTTCACCAGTAGGGTCCGCCCTTGCCAGCCAGTTATCCTGAAAAGCCTGCTGCTGGTCGGTATTATTATCCGTCGATGAACCATCCCATGTTGGCCAAATCCAATTACCTTTACTACATATTCGTTCAATTCTGTTTTGCAGACCATCGCAGAACTTCTCGTCCCACGACCACTGGGCGTTATCAGGGTAGCTTGTGCCACCCTTGTACCGTGGCCTTGCTTCAGTTAAAGCATTCCATGTATTTCCAGGGAGGATATCCCCGTAATAATGTGCATATTGATTGCCCTGCAAAGAATCTTCGCCTTTTAGAATATGGTGGTGTCTGACAATTGTAAGAGCTTCTTCATCCCAATAATAATTCCATGCAGAATAAATCGCACCCAGAGTATCGGGCTGTGTGATATGGTACCTGCTCAGTGCCCGCTTATTTTTTGTTTGCAGGGTGTCCCTGCCGGTATCTGTATAATGAACTGGTCTTTCGATTTCAGCTGGGTCCGTTTGTTTGGGATAATGCCTGTTGGCGGAATCGATGTATTGCCACTGCCGAAACGGGTTTTCGCCCCCTTTAGTACCCCTTTGGCCAGAAGAGCAGTAAAATCTTGGTGAGTTCGAATCCCAGTGATGAAATCTGTTTGGGTCAGGGGCAATAACCCAAAAAGCATTACTTAAAAACCATTCGTTATTATGAGATGGATGAATATCCTCTGGCGGGCGATTTGAACCTAATCGCATCGCGTTTGCATATGCATACGTTATATCTACCCAATTTACCCAATACTCGCCCTTCCAGATTACCCATAATTCACCGACATAGTAGCAGATATCACTCCAATCCTTATCACCTGGGGGTTCGCTTGGCAGACTTTCGAACACAAAATCCGTATCGTAATCAAGCGGGTATTTGCCCGCTGTCAGGTGCTCCATTATCCACAGCCGCTTGCGGATATCCTCAAAATTTTCGTGGTGAATTTCCACCCCCGGCAACGGCGGCTTGATTAAATCTGCTTCATAGTGCCAAAATTGATTTGACTCACCTTTTGTTGGCACATAACCAGTAGCTGCACTGGAAAGATGTGGCATTAAACAAGTAAATCCCTCACCCGTCTTGGCGTCAGGAAACCAAATACGGTCATACCTTTCATACCATATACCAACTGCCCAATCCTCAACGGCTAACCAATCCCATGCAGTTGATTCCCAATTCAATTTACTCATAATTTTTACCAGTTAATACCTTGACCGCTGGGGAGTGTTAAGCTCCCACCATAATTTACCAACTCAACATCAGCGTGCATATCTATATTACTACCACTCGGACAATCCAAATTAACAATCGAACCAGGCCATATGAATGAATCATCTCCTCCCGTATTTCCAATCTGCTTCAAACCCCCTGAACCCACATCAGAGGTTGCCAGAAATTGGCCTCCATAATATACTTCAAATGCCCACAAAATTGAAGTTGCATCCTCATGCACCCGCCAATTAAATACTCCACCATTATATACTCGGATAAGTCCCGCATCCATACCAGTTTCCGTTATATTACCATCAGTCCCCCAATTAAATGTTCCACCAAATACCTCTACAATTGCTCTCTCTGGGTTTGTGGTTATATCCGTTACCAGTGGGCTATCGGTTGTTAATATACCCGCGTGCATTACATACTTAGGTACTTCATTCGCAACATTATTATCATAATGACTTGCCTTCAAAGCAATACCTGACCAATAAGATGCTTGGACCGTAACACATCCCGTTCCAATAGTAACAACAGCTGATGGATGGATTACTTCAATCCAGGCAAATGCAGTATCATCTGCAATATCCAATGCTCCTTGACCTGCAAAAATTTCATGGAATAGGTTTGTTGAGCCTCCTGCATTATCCTCTGAGCTTAAATACAAATGACCACTCACTGAATTATTATATACAAAAGCTATATCACCATTGGAAGAGTTGTTGGCACACTGTAAGTAACAATTCCCCAAACCCTCAAAAATAACCTTACCTGTAGGCAAATAAGTTTGCATAGGTATATCCGCTGTTCCTATATTAGCTAAAAAAGTACTCTTAACATGTAGAAGGGCTATTGGAACTTGTGCACCTCCATTTGTCCAATCAAGGGCAAATTGTAGTCCATCACTATCAAGGTTAGCCCGACTATCCAAATATATTTTATCATCAGCACCCCACGAGGCAGGCACAACAAAATCAGACCAATTACCCTTGCTATTAACATCATTTTCTTCAGCTACAAAATCGCCCGCAATATCCATATAATCTATCGCACCTACCCCGACTTGTTCTGCTTGGAAAGCTCCACTAACCTCTTTTACAAAAAGATTTCCCGCAGCGTCCACTCCCCAAGTTCCGCTTGTCTTTTCTGCATACAAAACCACACAGGTTTCTTTGCTGTCTTTTCCTGTAAAAATATCCCCAGGATTAGGTTCAATCTCACCGTTTGTAAAACCTATTTTTTCTGCTCCACCTAACCAATGTCGACTTGCCATAATATCACCTCACTATTTATAAACTGCCATTGTTCTAAAATCAGTTTCATTAACACGGATACTACTCTCACCCGCTCCACCTGCATATTGTATTGTTTGCCAAATAAAATATCTTGTTTCATTATCAACCACTCTTGTAATAATAGGAACAACCTCACCTTTTGCATACCAAGGAAAGCATTCTCTCAAAACTCTTAATTGTCCATCAAAACCAACCGAATACTCAACTTCAATTTCTTCCTGCAATTCCCACCAAGTATTACTTGCCCCTTCAATAGGTTTTATCCCCCCAGCCTCATCTGATGTGTGGGTTGTTTTACATTCATACAACCAATCATCGGTTGTTGGATAAGTTACTTTATCACCAGCATTATAAAGAGTGTTATTTTGCCAAGCTGTGTAGCCAACGCCCCATCTTCTCAAACGATATTTTGAATAACCCAAATACAGCGGGTCAGTTGGTAATTTACTTGGGTCAGGATATGTCAAAGTTTGAATCACTTCACACCAAACAACGTTATTAAGTTTGGGTATTCGTGCTAATAATCGTTCTGTATTTAATCGCAATCCTAATCCATTAAAATCTCTTCTAACTTGTATATAACCATCTCCAACTGTATTATTCAATATATTAACAGCAGAAATAATTTCATTTATTCGGTCCACCAAAATAGAAGGACCTTTAAGCAATCTTTGTATTTTTTTTATCATAGACCAAGTCCATCAAAATCTATTGCTTCGTAAATATGAACTAACTTATCTCCATCTGCCGTTAAATCTGGTGGGGGCTGCCCTGTATTTGGGTCTATAAATATCGCGTGGGCTCTCCATAATGTAATCGGGTCATATTGAAACGTAAAAACATTGCTCCAATAAAAAGACCTACTTGTTTTTCTACCAGTTATTCCTGTGCATAACCAACTATAAGCCACCCCACCTTGCCAAGTGCCATCATTTACCTTTCCTATATAATTATTATATGAGTAAGGGGCTGAGGATTCGTCTCTTCTAAAAGTCAAAGTCTCTTGTGGCATTGAAATAGGCATAAGAGGAGATATTTCTACAGTCTCCCCATTTGGGTAAGTATAACTAAGAGTAACAAGGTCATTATTATAATCTTTATTGGTTTCCCTCTGTATAAGAGAACCTGAGGATTCAATAGAGGTTTCCTTTGGCCATATCCATTTCCAATGACCTGTACGATACTTCAATCGCAATTTAACTATATCTGCATCTAATGCTATACAATCTATTTGGTATAAAATAGCACTGGATTCATAAGGATAGGAATCTCCTATTTGGGGTATCTCAGGATGATAAATAGCAGCTTTTAATCTGCTGCCTATATCACTCGAATCTAAATAGTCTTCCTCGCCAGTAACCCCCTTCACTATTGCTATTCTATCAAACTCCCATTGGTCTCCCCCTTTTACCGTACCAATATGACCATCAATTATATCTATCCTTATGGCACCTGCCATTATTCTACCTCCTCAGTTTTTGCCTCTCTCTTAATATCTGCAAGTAATTCATTGGTTGTACGAGCCAATTCTATTTGAGTATCTTGTTTCTGCAACCCCATATTTACAGTGCCCATACTCAAACCCCTAACATCTACCCATGGGTCAATAAGTCTAACCCCCCCTCTTTCTCTTTCTCTTCCAAACTCAGGTTCAGCACCAAAGAATTTTTCCGAAGCCTGTCCCATTGCTCGTTTAAAAGTATCCACATCCATCAGATTTACTCTTAATGCTTCCTGTAATCTTTTTATATATTGTTCATATCGTTCTATAGGAGTTCGCGTTTCCTCAAAGACCTGTTCAGCAAATCTTTTAAGGTCTTGCAAAGCATCATTAGATTCTTCTAAAGTATCTCTTGCTTGACGAACAGCTCTACCATAGGTATCCCATTCTATTGCCCCTATCTTAAGTAACTCGCCAAGACTTTCTATTTGTCTTTCATATCTTTCCATCGGTGTTCGAGTTGCTTCAAAAATTTGTTCAGCGAAAGATTTAAGAGCTCGTTGTCTTTCTTCAAATTTTTGTGCATCCTCATCAACAATTTCTTTTAACCTGTCTTCGGCTTGTTGTACAGCTCTACCATAAGTATCCCAAGTTATTGCTCCTGCCTTAACTAACTTATTAAGTTTCTCTATTTGTCTTTCATATCTTTCCATTGGGGTTCGTGTTGCTTCAAAGATTTGTTGGGCCTCCTCTAATTGCTCCTCTGCCAATAATTGTATTCCAGTAATCTCCATTTCCTTAAAAGTTTTCGCCAAATCCCTACCTTGCATTTCCAAAGTATCCATATATGAGGACCACTTCTCTATCGCAACATTTATCCCTTCCATGGATTCTACAATACTCTTTCCATATCTTAATCTACCAATGGTACCTAACTCATTATATGCCTTTTCTAATCCCTCTAATTCTCTCTTTAGCATCCACACTTGACCTTGAGCCAAACTCATTTGACGTATCATTAATTCCCCTTCTTTAGTCTCTCTAATTATATCTGACAATTCTTCCCAAGCTAACTTTTGTTTATGTAATTGTGATGTTGTCTTTGATATAGCATCTTGTATTTTAGGCATATCTTCAAGAACTTTTTTATATTGTTTCACTGCTCTTCTTATAGAAAGTCCTAATAAAACCACAGCAGTTATCAATAATACCAAAGGGTGGGCTGTTATTGCTATAAGTACAGCTTTAACCTTGAGCAAAAGCAAATATAATGGCCAAATAGCAGAAGCAATCAATCCATACACCTTAATACTTGTTATCATGCTGGCTGTAAGGGCTAAGAAAGAATTACTAAGAGTGATTACAACTGTATTTATAATCACAAGTAATTTCCACAGCTTCCCCAAAATCAACATAAGAGGGCCAATAGCTGCAACTATTAAACCAATTCTCACTATCCATAATCTGGTTGATTCATTTAATTCTTTCCAACTTCTAATCAAGTTCTTAATCTTCTCATTCAGGTGTAAAATAGAAGGGGCTAATATATGACCTATATCTCTACCAACACTCTTTATTTGATTCCAAAGAATCTTCATCTGAGATGAGAAAGATTTGAGTTGTTTTTTATATACTCTTTCTGTAATCCCCCCCATTTCCAAGAGCTCCTTATTATAATCCCTTATTCTATCTTGTAACCCCAACAAAGGAAGGATGGCTTGTTGAGAACGAGCTTGGAAACCAAGCATAGCAAGAGAAGCCGTTCTTTGCTCAGTTGACATAACAGTTAGTACTCTTGATAAATCTCTTATAATAGTGTAGAATGGTTTTAATTCTCCAGTTGCATCATATATACTTATACCAAAGTATCTCCATGCTTCTCTATTATCCTGAAAGCCTTTTGTCATCAAACGCAACATTCTACTAAACATATTACCAGCCCGTTGGGCTTTGATACCTTGGTCAGCATAGGCAGCCAATACAGCAACACCTTCTTCTAATTCTATACCATAAGCCTTCATTGCCGGACCTGCCTGGGAAGTTAATGCTTCCGAAAATTGTCGAGTAGAAGCATTAGCAAGAGTGTTTGCTCCAGTCAAAACATCAGTCACTCTCGTCATATTTACTAAATTCTGTTGGGCATCTTTAACCGTTAATCCTAAGGCACTTTGAGCATCCGTTGCTAAATCAGTTGCTAATGCCATATCAAAAGCACCCGCCACAGCAAACCTTTCAACAGCAGCTAAGGATGCCATAGATTGCTGGGCATCTAATCCTGCTGATGCCAAGAAGAAATAACTCTTTGCTAAATCTGTCGCAGAAGTTACTCCTCGGGTAGATATGGTTACAGCTAAATTTTCCATTTCTTGACGTAGTTGTGGGGTAATGTCTTGCATAATAGCCAATGATTTTGTCATAGCATCATCAAATTTAGAAAAAGCTCTAACAGAAGCATATCCCATAGCAACCAAAGGTAATGTTACCCTCATAGACATCGCTCTGCCCATACTTATCATCTTTGTAGATACCACTTTCATTTTTGCCTCAACGGTATTCATTGCAGCCATGTATTGGGTAACATTCATTCTTAAGTGGACCAACAAATTTCCTAAATCTAATGTAGCAGCCATTTTATTTCTTCCTTCCCGAAGTCTTCATTAATCCCATCCAAAACATTTTAGCCTTCTTAGTTCTTTCTTCTATGGTTGTTTTTGTCTTCTTTGATTTCTCAGCCTTCCTAAATTTCAATAAGAAAGACTCTATTTTAACCTTCATAGGGTCTTTAACATAAGACCGTCGAACCTCAGCCGCAATACTGGCAAAATAATAATCTTCTCTGCGGAATTCATTTGTCTCCCTATCGTCTAAATAAGCAATCCATTCCATGTATTCTGTAGAAGGAATTTCAAATTGAGCTCTCTGCACAGACATCTTCAAATGAGAAGCTATTCGGAACCATTGAAATCGCTCCCCTTTTATTCGTTTTTTGCTGTATCAAGAGCTTTCTTATCTAATCCACTAAGTTCTAATGCAGCCATGTGTAATTTATTAAGCATAGAACTGGGGTAGCTACCAATAATTTTCTCATCAACAAGCACATCTTTTTCATCATACAAACATAAAGCTAAAAATTGCTTTGCTGAGAATGATTTGAACCCTTCCCCAGCAATAGCCTTAGCCTTACCATCCTCATCCATTTCAATTTTAACATCAAAACTCTCATTGTAAATGGCTCGTTGTGTGCCTGTCAATTCTTTTAGGGTGTACTTCTTCTCAATTCCATCTTTCCCTGTCAAAAATACAGGAAGCTCTTTTAATACTGTACTAAATCTTAATTCCTTATTCATTTTATTATCCTTTCCAAAATACCTACCATTATTAACATTCTAATACATCCAAGAACACATCTCTCTGACCATCTCTTACGTCAAAAACAAAAATACATCCCACATTATACAACCATCCTTACGGGCCCATTACTGGAGCTATCTCAGCAGAACCATCCCAATTTGATGGTATGATAGTTATACTTGCAGTAGGTTGTTCTCCTTCAACAAGAGCATTGGGAGTAAATTCATCAATCCATCCCCAAAATGTCAGGGTAGAATCATCCGGATAAGTAATTACAATCTCCTGATTTACATTTAATGCCGACAAAATTTCAGTAAGCAAATCAGGGTCATAAGCCCCTGTGAATGAACTGGGACTCCCTCCTATCAAACTTTTAGGGACACTGGTACGATAAGTTGTGTTCCTCATAGTAGAGGTATCAATAGCACCTCCACCAGCAAGTCCTGGAGGGGTAACTTCCTTCTCCTCCATATAAATATCAACACTACTTCCTGCACCTGAAAACGAAATTGTGGTCGAAAATCCATCTGTCATAATACTCATTTTACTATCCTTTCAAATAATTAAACATCATAATTTCTCTAAAGTTATTAAAATCTGTCATTAACCCTTGCCCTATTATACAATCCTGCGAAATACTACTTTGTGAAAGTTCTAATTCCATTTATACTATTTTCCTTATTGTCACCAAGAAATTCGTCGTAAATATAAATCTTCTTTTTGTTCCTCTCTCAGAACCCAAAGGTACAATAGATGTTGTTCTGCTTATATTTTGTAGTAAGTAGGCAATTGCATTCACCTCAACAGTATCCCAACTAACATCATCTAATGCCAAAGCAATTGCCTCTATCTTAGCAAATCCTATTTCATAATTATCTGAACGTATTCTTAATTGTATTCCTGGATGTTGTATAACTTCTCCGTTTGATAGTTTCCCATCCAATATACCAACAGTATCATATATGGAACCACAATTCACCTCTACATCATCACCATCTGGCATACTTGAGATATACAAAGGCCAATTATCTCCATCACTTGGATTTGTCATTAATGATAAACTATTTATAATATAAGCAGCTAATATAGATGCTATTGAGCGTCCTAAAGCTATGTTCTCTGCTGCCGTTAAATCTCTTTCAAAATCAAAAAGACCTCCTGTAACTGCTGGTATCGTTTTGGCTATTAAGTTATAACTCATTAAATTTTCACCGAAATATCCCTATACTTTGAACCAGATGATGGAGACCGAGTTATTGATTGTTCTAAAATAACTGACGTTCCATCCTCAGCATCCATCAGCTCCTGTTTGGTTGAATCGGTAGGTTTGACCCTCCAATTCCCTGCCACAAAAGCGGCTATTATTCTTATTATCTTTCCCCATGTCCAAGTACCTTCCCCTCCTGTAATACCTGTTGCAGCCAATATCGCAGACGCAGCATCATCAGTACCCCGCATTGCCTCGTTATAAGCACAACCAATAATATGTACGTGGTCGCCCACTGTTGGAAGAAACGAAAAAGCCTTATCAACAGTAATGACCTTATCACTTGTCCAGTCGGTTATTCTTCTTACTTCTATCTCACGATTAGTTGCACTTTCGTCCCGCACTCCAACCAGCATGCCATTATATGCATCATTTGCAGCAATTCCATCAGTAAGAGTAAAAGAGGTATTAGTATTCTCTGACGCCACTTCAGTACCCAGTGCTACAAGCCTTTTAAGCACATGTCCCGCCACTAAAGAAGTACCATTACGAATATCCTCCATAGATTTTGTCCAAACAGCATCAGCAATAATTTCAGGACTTAACGCACCAATAGAGATACCTAACACAGATACATAATCAAGATAGAGTGTATCACCATTGTTAGTTTCTAATCGAGTAGACTTAAATCTAATCTTAACATCACCTCTTGTAATGCCATCCCCTGCAAACGATGCCACATAAACAGAATTGAGCGAAAACTCATAAAACTTATCGGATGTTCGGTCTCTCATTTCTGTAGTTAATGTTCCAGTACTTAGTTTATCCCATTCAGAAGATATATAATTATAAGCATAAATCTCGACTACATAACCACCAACTCCGTTTCTGTTAAAATAACCATTAACTATCAATCCAATAGGAATATTACTTGAACCAATATTAAATTGACAGGTGACGTCTATTGTAGGTTCAAGAGCTCCTGCAGCAGCATCTGTTATTTCCCACCAATCTCCATTATCAGAAGTGCAATCAGTATAATCCGTAGCTCCTTCAGAACCAGTAGTAATATAACTATCACTATTAGGTGCATTCTCGACAGGAGCAGCAGCAACTATCAATCCGGGTAAAGTTGTAGAAGTGTCCTCTAATATTGCAGCACAGTCTCCAGTGCCACCGGACTTAACTACATTATGAATA